ACTATTTGTTTCATTACTATTTGTTTCATTACTATTTGTTTCATTACTATTTGTTTCATTACTATTTGTTTCATTACTATTTGTTTCATTACTATTTGTTTCATTACTATTTGTTTCACTTAATTTATTTTTTTGTTTTTTATTAATATAATCATTTATTGACATAACATTTTTATTACTACTAGTATCTTTAGGTTTAGTATTATTAGTTAATGTTTCTGTAGGTTTAGATATTTTCTCTTCTGGATTACTTATAATTTTTTTAGATAAATAATTATTTGCCATATCAGCAGTTGATGATACTAAACCTGTAATACCAGAAACACTACTACCAATATTACCCATAAAACTAGTAATACCATTTGTAGTTTTTGCAATCATACTTTGTTCTGTATCTTCTGCTTTTTCAGCATCTTCTTCACTTACACTTTCTTCTTGTTGTTGTGCTTTTTCTCTTGTTTCTTTTAATGCCTTATCTACTTCAAAAAGACCATTTATATAGTCATCAATTTTATCTAAATCTTGTTGTCTAACAGCATTCATATATCTTTGTGTATAGTCTTTAACGTGTCTTAATAAATCTATTAATTCATATTGTAAACTATCTAGTTTATTTTTTAATATTTCAAAATGTGCTGTTGTCATTAAATTAGTTGGTTGTTGTTGTAAATAGTGTGGTTGTAACTGTAGTTGTTGAGGATTATACTGTTGTTGAGACTGTAAATGTTGAGATTGTAAATGTTGAGGTTGTAATTGTTGTAGTTGTAAATTTGTATTCGTTTGTTCATTACTATAGTTAGGGTCTAACATTTGTTGTGGAACATTTTGTAAATATTTATTTTTTATGTCTTCTAAATTTTTATCTTCATCTTTAGAAGGTGTCATCATATTTGTTTTTAATTGTTTCATTAATACTGCTTTTTCATCATTCGCAATTGGTAAATTTTTTATTTTATCTAAAAGTTTTTCTATATTATTTGAGTTTTCTTGTTCATTAGTTTCCTTTTCACTATTTATATTAGTTGTATTCATATTATTATTCATTTTTATTTATTTTTATTATTATAAGTTTTAATTACTATATTAATATTAGAAAAAATATAAAAAGTTATAAACATTAAATAATAAATATTATTTTCTTTATTATTTAATTAAAAATTTAATTAAATCTTTAAGTAAATGTTTAATTAAATCTTAGTAAATGTTTAATTTATTTAGAATTTAACACTTAGGCATTCTAATAGAAGCGGGGACTGGGACTGGTGTATATCTAAACATTTGACATTCTTTAAGATGAAGGGGTTGAGTATCAACAACACGCCCCATATTACTAGGATTGCCACGAATAACAACTTGACGTGGTTGACAGGCATTCATAGAACCTTGGGGACAAGGGTTCATATATTGAAGAGTAGGACATTTGCTTGATAATCTAGTAACACCTTTAAGATCACTTTCTAAATCAACCATATTTCCTTTAATAATACTAACATCATTTCCACCAACAATGCCGTGTGCCATACGACATTTAGAATTATTTTCAAATCTAGATGGATCTAAAACCCAACCTAAAGAACCTACTGATTGGGCTAATTCATTACGGTAACTGCATGTATCACTTGATAATCTATTCCAACTCATTTTTTATTGTTTATAATAATTATTTTATACTAATTATAAGTATTTTTTATTTATTAATAATTACAAATATTATATTTAACAAAGATAAAAAATAAAAAAAAGAAAATAAATAAATTAATTAAATAAAATTAAATTAATAAATAAATGTTTTTATAATTTATTAAATAATAAAATTCATAAATGGTTTAAATTATTAATAAATGTTTTTATAATTTATTAAATAATAAAATTAATAAATGTTTTATAAATTATTAAATTAATTAAACAGCCATTTCTGCTTTAATATTAGGATAGGCTTTATAACCTATTAAATCTAAATCTTCAAACACAAATTCATTTATACTTTTTCTCTTTTCACCTTTAATTATTAATTTAGGAAAAGGTAAAGGTGTTCTTTCTAAATTTAATTTAACTTGTTCTTGATGTGTTTTATAAAGATGAGCGTCAGCAATAAATACTGTTAAATCACCAGGTGTTAAATCAATACCTTCTAAATTACATAATAGATGAACAAAAATTGCTCCGCAAGTGCTATTCCAATTATTTGCTAAGAAAAAATCAGAACTACGTAAATAAATTGCTAAATTAAGTTCTTTTTTCTCAGTATTGACATTAAATTGATATTTACAAAGACAACTTGGTAAAGCGGCTTTATGAATACTTGAACAATCCCATAAATCTATTATAATACGTCTTGATCCAGGTTCATTTTTAATAAGATGTATAACATTTGCTACTTGGTCATATCCTACACTATGTTCTGTATTTGTTCCATAATCATAACTACAACCTTTATACTCGGCTCCAAAATGACGAAAGTTAAAACCATAGGTTTGACCTAAATCACCTTCTTCATAATGTTGTAATCCTCTTTTATCAAGAAATTCGCGTGTTGTATTTCCATCCCAAACGTGAATATTTTTTTCTTGTAATAGTTTATTATCGGTTTTACCACTTAAATAAAACATCAGTTCTTCAAATACAGCACGAAAAAACATTCTTTTTGTTGTGCATAATGGTAGTGTATCTCTTAAATTATATTTTAACATAGAACCAAATATGCTTAATGTTCCAACTCCAGTTCTATCATCACTACTAGCACCATTATACAATATATTTTTCATTAAGTCTAAGTAATTATCTTCTTCACTTTTAAAAGGAAATTCATCTAATCTATAATCAACTTGTCTATTATAAGTTATAAAACGATATAAATAAGGATTACCATTATCATCTTTATTTTTAGATGTGTGAAAAGGTGATACATTTGTTATTATTATATTATTTGTTTGTGTGTTTATTTCTGTATTTTTTTCAGTATTTGTTTTATTACTTATATTTAATATAGTAGGAAAAAATGTATCACATTCAATTTCTTTTTTATTAATAGGATAAATTTCAGTAGCGTGTATTTTAATATTTAACTTTGTATCTAGTGCTTGTTTATAAATTTGCTCTCCACCAATAATATAATAATTAAATTTATTAATAATATGTTTTTCATTATTACAATACAATTTATTAAAATTATCTTCTACTTGTAAATAATCTGTATTTATAAAATTATCCCAAGTGGTAAAATAAACTCCTGTATTATTATTTTTATTAATAGATCCACATTTATAGTTTGTATTTTGTTCTAATCTATAGTGTTCATTATTAGATAATATAATATTAAACCGATTTTCTAAAGGTTTAAAAGTGTCAGGAATACTTTCCCACGTTTTACGTCCCATAACTACAATATTAAAGTGATTTGCGTCTTTTGAAGTTGTAATATGTTTAAAATGTGCCATATCTTCAGGTATTTTCCAGGGTAATGCTCCATTTTTACCTATACCTTGTTTATTAAAAGTATAGGCTACAACAATATTTAATATATTATTAAACGGTATTGCTTTAATTTCCTTTGACATTATATGAATAGTTATGTAAATACTCTAGAGACTATATTTATTATATTTATTATATTTACTATAATTATATTTATATAATATTTCTAAATACTATACTTATTTATTTTTTAAATTTAATAATTTAGTATATGTATCTAGATGCTCTTTTGATATTTTACTTAATAATTCTTTATTTTTATGTATATAAGGTGTTATTTCTTTTTTAATATTTTTAAACGTTAAACTAGATATATCATTATTAATTTCTGTTTCAGCCATTCCATAATAATCTACATAACACTTACCATAGGCTCCATATAATTTATCATATTTATCTAAATTTAATAATTTAATAACTTTATTAAGATTTTGTTCTGTTTTACATTCAATTTCTACATACATTGGAATACCTGGAATACAATCAAATGCTATTTCACAACCATTATTATCATTATTATCATTATCTAAATTTAAAAACCATTTTTCTCTCATAGTTTCATGATATGCTTTTTCATTAAGATTTAATGAACCTAAAAATGCCTTACCTTTTTCAAATCCATCTTTAATTTCTAATTCAAATTCTTCTGGATAATCTGGATTTTTATATATTTTAGCAGTAAGAGTTGTTTTAATACCTTCATCTCTAACACGAACATATCCTCTTTTAACATCACATAAACCAAACATAGACCTCTTATAAATTGTTTGTGATTGAATTAATTTTGCTCCTAATTTTTTAATTTTTTTTACTAAATCATTATGATTAATATCTAAAAATTTTGCTTCATATTCAATTTCACTTGTTTTTTCTTTATGATTTTGAGGAGATTGTTTAGTGTGTTGTGATTTTTGTTTTTTAGTTTGTTGTGATTTTTGTGTTTTAGTGTGTTTTTTAGTTTTTGTTTTAGTATTTTTCATTTATATAATGATTAATAATTTATTTATAATTAATATTTATTTAGATTTATAATTTTAACTATTTAATATATTTATTATAATATTAGTAAAAAATTGAAATATAATAAGCATCATTTATATAATTATAAAAAAAGTTAAAATGACTTGTATTGTATATGGTTGTGGTAATCCAAATTCTCATTCAACACCAGAACATACTTGTGGAAATTGTCAAAAAAAAGGACACGGACGTGTAGAATGTCGTAATATTCAGGCTATTGAATATTTAAAAAATAATAAAGATGATAAAAATTCAAAAAAATATGATTCTTATGATAGAATTAAATTTTTTGGAGAAGAAAAATTAAATAATATTAAAACGGATTTACAAATTAGACAATATACATCTGTATATAGTGGATTAGGGAGTAGTATTTATATTCGGCGTGTTTATAAAGATAGATTTGAATATTTATTTATGCACCAAGATGATTGGGGACAATATGGGAATACACAACGATTTGATTTATATAAAGAATTTATTAAAAATTATATAGAAGTTAAAAATACGTAGTCTAATTAACTATAATTTTACTTTAATAAATCATAAGATATATCTAATTTAAACATATTTTCATTAGAAATAATATTTTTTTTATTTGTAAATTTTATTAAATTACGATTAAATAATATTAATTGGTCATTATTAACATTGGAAATAGTATAATATCCTTTTTCAGCAATTATATTAAAAATACCAAGTGTATTGAGTTCTAAATTTTTATCATAAAGAAATCCTGTATTCTCATCAAAAAACACATAAGTTCCTTTCTCTTTATTTTTTAACATAAATTGGTCTTTAAATATATTAAAACTGTTTTGATTTTGAGATGTTGGTATAACTACATAAGATGTGCCATCACTTGTATTATTTTCTAATACTCCAATTATATTTCCATTTATTGTTTTTAAACTTCCATCATATAATGTTATTATTTTAATAACCATTTCATAATTAATAGATTTAACAAAAAAAGTCATATTATTTCGTGCTTGTATTTGTGGAGCATCACTATAGGCTTTTACATTTTTATTTTCATTTGCTAGATACAATACTTTATCAGTAATAAAACTTCTAATACTAATCATATCACCTTTATTTACATTTTCACTTAATTCATCATCACTTATTTTAGGTTTTTCAAAATAAAATGCTTGATTTATTAATCCTTTTTTATTTTTAGATAAACGTTCCATATGAAATATATTATTATTTAATGTAATATATAGTCCTGGTTGTGCTGCACTTTCTAGATAAAATGAAATATCTTCAGACCCACCAATAGTGCTTTTTCTAATTATAAAACATTGATTAATACCTATATTATAAGAACTTGTTCCAAATTTATCTTTCTCTTGGTCTGTTCCTAATCTAAATTTCAAATAATTTTCTATTTGAGTAAGATATGTATTTTGATTATTATAAGATTCAAAACTAATTGGTTTATTATTATATTTGTAATAGTAATTATTAAGTATATTTTCATTCTTTTCTAATAATTTCTCATAGATAGATAAATAATCGCTTTGAGGTATTTCTTCTTCTGTAAAACGCATACTACTTGGTTTTAATCTAAAACTAGATTCTTTAAATATTTCTAAATAATTTTTCATATATACGTCATTTATTTGAAAATTCATTGTAATAAATTGACATCCCATAAATAATGCTTCTGTAGTATCATAATTTTTAGTATTAACATCTTCTGTTTTATGTGGTTTAATAATACTTATACCTATTTTATTAAATGAAGTTAAATTATTCAATATTTCTTTGTCATTTAGTATAGTTTCTCCTATGCTATCAGAATGGTCTATAATATATTTTAGAGATGGGTATTTTTCTGTAAATAACATATTACTTTTGTTTTGTTCTTTCATAGATAATTTTTTATTATAAGAATTTTCAAAAATAGTATCAGATGGTAAATTGAGTTGAGCGAGTTCTCCAAAATGATATATATTAAATAATTTAGTTGTAGGAATTATAAAATTTTCCATTTTAGTACCTATATATTCTGGTGTTGCTATTATTATTATTTTACCAAGTAAATTACATAATTTTTCTAAAAATATAGAATGTGTATTATATTTAGATTGTTCTACTAATAAATCTCCAAATATTTCCTGTATATTATCAGCAACAACATCTAAAGTAAATTTATTTTTTGTATTTAATATAAAATGTATTATTAAAGGATAATTAACTTTTTTATTATTAAGTTTAAAAGAATTACCACGTATTGCTTTAAATACACTAGCAATATCTAATACATTTAAACTTGTAATAAGTTTTTGTCCATATTCA